CCAAATAAATCGGATGATTATTACATTAGACAATCAATATTATCTAATGGTAAACCTGGTTCAGTTGATAACGGATTATTAGGTATTACTAATATTCAAATTAGACAAGGTTTAGATTTCTTACCAACAATTACAATGGAGTTGGAAGATATTAAAGGTCGTGCAATGTTTGAGGCGGGTAATAATTCACCATATGCGGCGTTCTTTAATTTACCATATCCGTTATTCTATTTAACAATCAAAGGTTATTACGGTAAAGCTGTTAAATTGGCATTAATGTTACAAAATTTTACCTCAAGATACGATACTTCTAGTGGTAATTTCAAAATAAGTTTAACATTTTACACTTACAAATATACTGTATTGAGTGAAGTTTCAATGGGGTATTTACTTGCGGTTCCATATATGTACTCATCAAGAGTTAAAATACAACCTGTAAAAGGTGGTCCATCTAATTTTGTACCGCAAGAAAATCAAACGGTTGAATTAGGGTATCAGAAGATTAAGGAATTATATAGTGAATATAAATCAAAAGGTTTAATACCTGATGACTTTCCGGAATTAACGGTTAAACAATTGTCTTATAAATTAGAGGTTTTTGTTAAACAAATTTTAGATAAATTCACCAAACAAAATATGGACCCATTAACTAATTTGGATTCCTACTCAAAAAGTTTGGATGAATATACTAGAAGAGTTTATTATACTCAAGATTCTAATAATCAATCTTGGTTTTATCAGTATATGGATACTGATAAGTTTTTTGTTTTAAATAGTGGTGTAAAAGTTTATACCTTTAAAAAAGAATTTCAGGAAAAGGCAAATAAAAGAAAAAACGCACCTAGTGAGTTAGAGGGTATTATTAAAAAATTTAATGCTGAATTAGATGGTAATAAAACTGTTGGTACAAATGGTTCATACACAATTGATAATACAACAGAAAAACCGAGTATAACTAGTAAGATAACTTTAGATACTTTTAAATATCCTTTAGATGAAAATGATATTGATTGGAAGGAAAGTTACAAACAAAGAAAAAAAGTGTCAAATGTTAGTGATGCTGATGTTAAAATTTTCCAATCTGAAATAATTGCACAAGGTGCTTTTAATAGTAGAGATACGGTTCAAAGAAATGGTCAAAAAGAAACGGTTTACAATTATTTTATTTTTGAAGGTAGTCCCAAAACATTTATTGGTTTAACTAATCAGATGTTTAAGGATTTAGATTCTTATAGACAAAAAATACAAAATGCGTTAACTAATGCGTTATCTAAACTATTATTAGATAAAGGTAATAATGGTATTGGATTTGTACCTAATATACGAAATATTCTTGCGGTACTTTTTGCAAATGGTGAGGCATTTTTAAGATTGATGGATGATATTCACGGAAAGGCTTGGGACCAAAGAGATAATGTTATTAGAAAAGAGGCTATTTTTGATAAAACCGTTAAAAGTGCTAGCCAAGAGCCGAGTGAAAATGAGACTGACCCTGTTTATCCTTGGCCTCAATTTATTGTTGCTACAAGTGGTGAAGATGGTCACGGAAAGTACGAAATCAAATATCCGGGTGATTATACGGTTTTAAGTAGAACAAAAGGTTATCTTTATGATGTTTGGCCGGAAATTGAATTTGTTGAAGAATTTATTAAAGGTTTTACAAAAAACGATACTGAAAAAAATAATAATCCAACATTTAATGAACTAACGGATGTTCAAAGAGTATCAATAAATGCTATAGAATATCCAATTAGTAATGTGGTGTATAATAATAAAGAAGAAGTTAAATTTTTCTATGAAATTTTTGAAAGATTATTTTTAGCTTCTAATTATTCGAGATTATTTAGGGCTACAACATCAAGTTATAGTGCTGGGGTTTTAACTGACGTTATATCAGAAACGGAAAGTTTGAATATGATTAATAGTCTATCAAATCAAAATCCTTTTATTATTCAAAAATTAAAACAATTTGGGTTTAATGGTCAAAATTTTGATGCAGTATTAAGACATATGTCAAATGACGGTACAGGTCAAAGTTGGCAAAATTTTATAAGAGGTATTTTTAACACAACTTATATTAAAAATTTTGTAAATAACTCAAGTTTTCAATTTATAAATGAACAAATTGTTATATCACCATCAGGTAATCCAATCTCATCTTTAAAAAATGAGAATAAATTAGTTGACTATATTCAAACGGATGATAATACTAACAAATTTGATTTATTGGACATCTATCCATTTACACGATTAAATTGGGATAAATCTTATTTGGCTAATGGTACAGCAATATCCGATGCCCCAACGTCATTTAGTACTAAAAATGTTATAACATATAACACTAAATCTAAAGTAATTACTAACTTCTTAGGAAATACTGGTGTTGATAGTGTTAAACCATTTGCTAATTTTTCAACAAAAAATATTGTTGCACCTTTTGGGTATGATAATAATTTAAAAACATTTTATTCTGAAAGAACAAATGAAATTCAATTACCAACAGAAGGTAATCTTAGATATACTAATTATAGTGGACAGGTTAGTAGTAACCAAACAGTTTCAATGTTAAACACACCTTATTTTGTTAACTCAATTCAAGAAGGTGTTAAAAAATATAGAAACTATGACAATTATCCATATGTATCATCGGCTTATTTGTTTATTAATAGTTTACCACTATCAACGTTAAGAGAAAAATATAAAACATATACGGGTAGTGAATCAACTTATTCTGTTAAGGATTTAGATTATATTTTTGCAACATTGAAAAAATTTGGAGCAATCCATAAATTACCTTATGCTTGGTTATTAAAAATTGGTTCAGTATGGCATCGTTACAAAACATATGTTGAAACAGGTACTGATATTTTAAGTGAGTCTTGGTCAGGGTTTAGTTATACTAAAAATTATGACCCGGTTACTAATTCACCACAAAGAGTTTACCCGTTGACTATTGATGGTGCTCAAATAGATGTTGTTTTAGAAAAGAACACATCATTAGGTTTAGAAACATCAACATTAATCAATACAGGATTCTACCCTAAATTAATTAATGACTTTAATGTGTTTTATCAAGGGTTTGAACTAATTAAAGAAAACGTTCAAATAAATGGTAATTGTTCCATTCTTAATACTGTTATGACCGTGACCTCAGTTAATGTTACGGGATTACAAGTTGGTAATATCTTAACAGGTTCTGGTATTCTTCCGGGTACTACCATAGTTTCTCAAATTGATGGTAATATCGGTGGACCGGGTAAATATAACATTTCAATTTCACAAACCAAAAATTCGGGTAGTTTTGTTGTGTCTAATACCACTTATGTTGGTTATAACGATTCAGATATTCAGGATGCTTTTTTATCGGGATTAACAATAAATTATGTTCCTGAGGCAATAATCAATTTACCTGAGGGGTTTGACCCAAATAGTCCAAAAAGAGATTTAAGAGTTATTCCTTGGTCTGTTTATGTTAATACTTTTGATAAACAATTTTCATATATATTTCCATCTCAAGGTTCAATCATTAATCAAACATTGGATGAATGTTTTTCGGGTTCGGGAATTAACACTAAATTAGTTTATGAGGTTACCGGTAATACCGCTATGTATGATGGTTCGGTTAGATTATTTTGGACCGCACCAAATTATGGTTATTTTGACACAACTAAACTTGTTAAATCTACACCTTCTCAATACTTAAAACAAGTTTTTTCCGGAAAGAGTGACCAAGAAAATTTCTCAATAAACGGAGTGGCAAGTGGATATACCGAAATTAGTGAAATGTTTTCGGTTTTTGAAAAATCGGTATTAGATTTGTTTGAAACTGAATTTTTAAACTTTTCAAAATCCGCATACGATTATAATTCAGATGAAAATAATGTTAATTCATTACCATCGGAAAAATCATTTAAAAATTTTCAAATGTTATTTAGAGATTTGATGAAAATTCCGGCTATTAGTGGTGCAACATATACTAATAAAGTTAATGATGCTCAGAAAAAACAATTAGTTGGATTTACAAATAGAATTAATAATTTCTTGAATTATAATGTGGTGTTTAAGTATGGTAATCCATCAAATTTTGATAAAAGATTATTTTACACATTTTCTAACTTACCAATAATTGACCCATATACTTGGGAGAATTATAGTATTACAACACCAAATGCGTTACCACCACAAACAACATTATTAACATCACAAACCACTCGTCCAAATGTGTGGAATGCTTTAAAACTATATGTTGGTTATTCAGAAATTCCGGAATTACAATATAAAAATGGTGGGTCATATATTACTGACTTTTTTATTGATTTGAATATTGGATTTACAGTTGATAATGTTATTCAATTTGCACCTATTATTAAAATTTATGCAACTCAAAAATTACAAGATAATACTTTGAATTTGACTAAATTTTATGGGTTGATGAATAATTACTTGGCATCAATGGATAAGTTTAGAAGTGATACTATTACCAATTTAATGATTGTTCTTAGAAATCAATTACCAAATGTTAATAATTCTCCGGAAGTTATTATGAATAGTCGTTTATCCGGAGACCAAACAAAAGTTGAACATTGGGAAACTTTTAAGGCATTAAATGACAAATGGATTGCGGGGGGAGATTTTAAAACGAAAACATTATTTGAAGATGTATTATTATTAGATAGGGCTAGTAGAAATGTTGGTGATAAAATATTTGTTGATATTGTGAGATTAAATGATTTATTAAATCTCGAGAGAATGAACACTACACAGTCATTATATACAATGATATCAAATATATTAACTATAAATAATTTTCAAATTATGAACTTACCATCTTATGTTAATTTTTATAACGTACAAGATGCGTCTAAAAACCCAACACCAAGAGCGGAGGGGAGTTTAGAGTTTGCAAATACTTTATTTGGTAATTTTATGAATGTTGATTATAGAGAATCATCACCAAAATTAGTTTGTTTTTATGCGGGTAAAACTAGTGAACAGTTGGCGATTAAAAATAATGTTGATTACAGATTTAGAGATGACGCGTTTGATTTAACAAGACAAGGTGATAATCCATTGTTTGAAAATCAAACAAATAAAAAAGATTGGGATAAATCAAATAAAGTTGTTGGGTTTAATGTTGATATTGGGCCTCAAAATCAATCTATATTTCATTCATTTCAAGTTGCACAAAATCCTGGGTTAGCAACTATGGAATCATTAGCAGTTGAAACACAAATGTCTAACTTATATAATGGTACCGGGGGTGCTACTCAAAATATTTCATTATATAATCTATATAAAAATAGAAGTTATAGTTGTACTATTTTTATGATGGGTAATGCTATGATACAACCAACTATGTATTTTAATTTAAGACACGTACCTATGTTCAGTGGGCCTTATATGATTCAAAAAGTTAATCATACAATTGGTCCGGGACAATTTGAAACGATTATTGAGGGTATAAGACAACCAACCGCGGAATTACCTAAAATTGAAAATTATATTCAGGTATTAAAACAAACTTTATTAACCTCAATAATTGAAAAAATACAACAGGAAAAAGTTGAAACTAATGCAGCTAATTCAGAGGGTTCTAAAAGTGATGTTTTAAATGAAAAGGCTCAAAATTCGGATTCTCAAGAAGGAAATAAAAAAATGGTACCTACTAGTCAACCAAGATGTGTTATTAGTGATGCTCGATATAAAGATTTTGTTCCGGTGGATAATCCTATTAAAAGTAGTGAAAATTATAAAACAGTTATCGACACAATAAAATCAATTACAACTAATGTTTCGTTACAATATACTGTTTTTGCGTCTTTATATATTGCGTCGGGAACTAATGATGGTGTAACCGCTTATGATAAAAACTATTCAAACATTACATTAGACCAATATTGGGGTGAAACGTTCTCAATTAAATGGTTTAGTGGTAAACAATATTTTTGTGGGGCTTTAAATAGTGACAAAACAGATAGACCTTATGTTTCATTCGCTAGTTTAAATGATTGTATTGGGATGTTGTGTGAAAGATGGTTACCTAAAATGGGTGAAATTAAGAATCTTGACACACCGGACGATATTGCAAAATTTTGGATATTATATAATAATTCAAATGTAAAAAGAGAGGATAACGTTTATACCACATATAATTCAACCGAATTAGATAATTTGAAGTCTAAAATTACCGAATCATTCAAAATATTTAATCCGGCGACGGGTAATGTTACAAATACTCAACCACCGGCAAATACTGAAGAATTTAGTCCGTTTATTGAGAAAAAAACGTTTACGGTTTCAAATAAACCAATTATAGAGTCGTTAAAAGTAACTATAGATTCTTCTCAAGGTGCTTGGGAAATAATTCTTGCGAGATGGGATTATACTATAACAGCACCTTGTGGAGAAGGTGATGGTACTAATCAAGACTTAAACGCAGGATACATAACAACAAATGGTCAAGAATATTTTGTTGATACTGAATCATTATTAAAAGATTTTGGATGTGACAAGAAAGATTATAAAGGTAAATATAAATTCACGTTAGATTTAACTGCTAATCCCGTAACAAGTAGTGGTGAACTTGATACTACTAGAAAACAAACCGGTAAGTACTTTTATTATAATTTTGAATTTTAATAACTAACAGATATTTATATATAAAAAAGATTATGAACACAAAATTAATATTAGACAATTATTTAGGTAAAACCACAAGAAGCTCAGAGAAAGATTTGGGTAATGGTTCTAAACAAGTATGTGATTTAGATACAGGTGATTGTTACACTATCAGAATGAAAGATGGTTTAATAGAACGTGTGGATAACACAATGAATACAAATAAAAAAATACAAGTTGAGACATTAACAGGTGTAAAACAATTATTAAACGGATAATGAGAAAAATAGATAATAGAATTATTGAGGAGATTGCTAGATACAATTCTATCAATCAATACATTGTTGAACAAGATGCAACATTACCTCCACCACCGGCTGAAGACCCTAATGCTCTTCCACCGGCAGCAGGAGCACCTGCAGACCCTAATTTAGCTCCACCGGCACCGGCTGCACCGGCAACAGGACAACCTATTGATGTTGCTAATGACCCTGATGTTGAAAAACTCGGGGATGATTCAAAACCTGAAACGGCACCTGAAACTTCGGGTGGTTCTACAGAAGAATTAGATATTACTGACTTAGTTAAATCTCAGAAAAAAGTTGAGGAAAAACAAGAAGAGTATTTTAATAATTTATTCCAACATTTAACTGATTTAGAAACTAAATTAGGTGAGATGGACGGTCTTATGACAAAATTAAACGATATTGAGGCTAAAGTTGAAAAATATAGAGATAAAACACCTCAAGAAAAATTAGAGTTAAGAAGTTTAGACTCAGGACCTTTCAATCAAAAACTATCAGATTTCTTTGATGATAAAGAAGAAGATATGGAAAAGTCCGGAAAAAATGAGTATATTTTAACTCAAGATGAAGTTGAAGATTTTTCACCTAACGACATTAAGAAAACATTTAGAAATTTTGAAGATTCAATTCCTTCTAAAGGAGGATTCCAAAAAATAGCATAAGATAAGACGGACTAAAAAAGTCCGTTTTATTTTCACAAAAAATTTGACAAACACACGGCTGACACTTATACTTTTATAAACCTTTAAATATTTTAAACACTATGGCGACAAATTCATTAGACGCAGTTTTGGCTCAATACGAGAAAGCAAAACAAGGTAGTACTTCTTCTACCTCAAAATTCACACAAGAAGAAAGAATGAAAAAATACTTTGCAGCAATCCTTACTGATAAGGAAACTCAAGGACAAAAACGATTAAGAATCTTACCAACAAAAGATGGTTCTTCACCATTTAAAGAAGTTTGGTACCACGAGATTCAAGTAGACGGAAAATTCCAAAAATTTTATGACCCGGGAAAAAACGACAGTGAACGTTCACCTTTAACTGAGGTTTACGAAGAATTACGTTCAACAGGTAAAGAGGCTGATAAAAAATTGGCATCAAATTACTTATCACGTAAATTCTACATTGTTAAGGTTATTGATAGAGATAACGAAGAAGATGGTGTTAAATTTTGGAGATTCAAATCGAACTACAAAAATGAAGGAATCTATGACAAAATTATTCCTATCTACAGAAACAAAGGTGATATTGC